AGATGAACAACGCCGCCGCCTACGACAAGAGCACCGCCAGCCATTTCATCGATTCCCGCATTTACCGGTGGATGTGCGCTCGCATGCACCTCCCCAGTGCCCGCATCCGCAACGCCGCCTTTGACAACCAAACAGAATCACATGCGTAACTGGTATGCCCTCACTCCGAAGCCCTCGGTCAGCGAAACCGAAATCTCCATTTTCGACGAGATCGGTATGTATGGCATCAGCGCCAAGCAATTCATCACCGACCTCAAGGCCATCCCCGCCACCGACAAGATCGTCCTCAAGATCCACTCCCCAGGTGGAGAAGTCTTCGACGGCAACGCCATCTTCAACGCCCTCCAGCGTCGCGGCAACGTAGAGGTCCAGATCGAAGGCCTCGCCGCCAGCATGGCCACCGTCATCTCCCTCGCCGGTATGCCAGTCAAGATGGCCGCCAATGGATTTTACATGATTCACAATCCCTGGGGCGTTGCCATGGGAGACGCCGCCGAGCTCCGCGACCAAGCCGAGTTGCTCGACAAGATCCGGTCCAACATGGTCGGAGCCTATGCCGCCAAGAGCGGCCAAGACCCCGAGCAGATTCAAGAGTGGATGGACGCCGAGACATGGTTCACCGCCGCCGAAGCCCTCTCCGCCGGATTCATTGACGAGATCACCGACACCCTCGCCCTCGCCGCCTCCTCCAATAAATTCGCCAGAATGGCGAAATTCAAAAACGCCCCCGCCAATTTGACAGCCCAGCCACATCGTATGGAAATAGAAATCACACCCGAGATCGTCGAAGAAGTCATCGCCGATAGCATCGTCAGCGAATCCGTTCCCGCCGAAGAGATCGAGATCATCGAAGAGATCGCGCCCGCCGACCAAGTCGAAGTCGCACCAGATGCAACACCCCAGCCCATTGTCAGCCCCGTATCCCTCGCCGCCGCCGATTCGATCTTGGCAAAATACAACGCCATCTTAGCCGAGCGCGACTCCGCCATCCTCGCCCTCCAAGCCTACTCCGCCAAAGTGGAGACCCTCCGCGACGAGCTCAACGAAGAGCGCGAATCCTTCGCCCGCCTCGAGCGCAGCCTCGGCCTCTCCGCCGCCCGCGTCGTTCCCATCATTTCCAATGCCGCACCGGAAGCCCTCGACCCCGTCGCCGAGTATCTCGCCGCCGTAGAGTCCGGCGACCGCAAGGCCGCATCCGCCCTTTTTGAGAAACACAAATCTCTCATCTGGCAAGCCCGCCAAAAGATTTCCAAGGCATAAGCCGAGGAGAACCCAACCAACAACCCAAACACAACCACATCACCCATTATGGCAAATTCATTCGATAGCGCTCTGGTTGCGGACTCCATCGCCGCACAGACAAAAACCATCCTCAGTAAGCGCCTCACGGCTCTTAACTTGTTCGCGTCCGACTTCTCGTCCGACGTCAAGAAACCCAAGGACACCGTCCACGTGCCTATCGCATCAGCGACAGCGAGCACAGAGGTCAACCCATCTGTTTTCAACAGCATCGGCGGCACGACCGTCGGCAAAGCCTCGGTCGTTCTCGATCACATCTACCAGCCCTTCGGTTTGGCATACAGCGACCTCCAAAGCGCGCACCGCTTGGACCGCCTCATCCAAATCAACTTGGACGCGATGGCAGACAAAATCTGGGCGCTCGTTACCGCTCCGATCACCGTTGCTAACTTCGGCGCAGCGACCGTCACCACAGCGGCAGGCAGCATCAACGCATCGAGCGGAGACCTTCCTGATCTCTGGGCAGCAGTATCGAAGAGCGCACGCAAAGGCCTCGTAGTGAATCCCGTGATCTACTCGAACCTCATCCCAACGAACACAACGAACATCAGCCTCAGCGAAGGCGCATATGGTTTCGAGAATGGTGTGCATTACGCATCCTCATTCGGCGGCCAAGCCAACCTGGCTGGATTCGCTTGCTCACCCGAAGCGCTCGTCATGGCCTCCGCCGTGCCAGCACTTGCAGACAACGATTACATGGTTTCGGACAGCGTGACCCTCGATCAGATCGGCCTCACCATCGCTTACAACGTGTACAGCGACAAGAGCACCCGCTCGATCATCGCTTCCTTGGAAGTGATGTTCGGTGCAGCTAAAGGCATCACCGGTGGAACGATGGCCCTCATCGTGCCAGCAGCGTAGTCTTCCTCGCGCCTCACAGCGCCCACCCGCAAAGCCCGGCTGGAGCCTTTCACCAGCCGGGCTTTTCTTTTTGACACCTCGCCACGGGTATGTCGCCCGACGCGATCCACGCATTCACTCTCACCGCCGCCGCGCTGCGCAACGCAGCCCTTGGCCACACGGCCACCTTCCGCAGCCAGCCCCTTCGCGTCGTGCTCTCGCCCATCGCCATCGGCCTCGATCTTGAGACCGGAGGACTTCGCCAGGGTGGGGAATTCACTTGCCGATTTTTGGCCACGTCCCTTGCCACCCCGCCACGCCGTGGCGAGCAGATCCTCATCGGCGGCAAGGCCTACACGATCCAGACCCTCAAGGAAGTCGTCACCACCCCAGGCGAATACGTCGCCATGATTTCCCCCGGCTCCTCCTTATGAACGCAGCCCTCGAACTCGCCATCCGCGATTGGCTCCTCGCCGATCCCGACCTCGCCGACATCACAATCCTCACCGGACAGAGCGCAGAGACCATCCCCGGCGATCAGCCCGTGATCGTCGTTGGCCTCGACTCCAACACGGTCCTCGTTGCCAACATATCAAAAGCCACGGTGTCGCTGGTATTGGCCACACCCTGCGAACTGGAAGGTGGCCTCGACGCCCACCAATCCCTGAGCGCCCGGCTGCATTCGCTCGCCGTCCCGCCCAACGACCTCGCCGATTATTTTCCCGCCACATTGCGCCTGGCTGGTTCTGTTTTGACTTCGATCAACAACTCCATTTCCGAAGGCCGGTGGCTTTGCACGTTGCAAATCTCGCTCGGCCTCGTTGCCGAAATTTGACACACGCAATTTACGAAACCCACCAACCATGCCATCTACCACTCAAACTTTTGGAATCACCGGCATCTCGAGCGCCAGCTTGCTCGTCAAGTCGATGGACCACACCAAGTCAGCGCAAAAAACGGAACTCCAAGGGCCGGACGGTGAGACCGTCGCCGTTGGCTATTATGGCTTCAAAGAAGAGCTTTCCATATCCGCCGTAGGCGATCTCACAGCAGCTCAAACTGTGGGCGCCACATTGGCTCTCACTGGGGCTCCTGCTGGCACTTGGAAGATCGATTCCATATCCACCAGTCGCTCGCTCGAGGGCTTTGCCGAAATCCAGATCTCAGCCTCCAACTCCTAATCATTATGGCCGCAAAATTCTTCTCCACTCAAACGACCGAATTCGGAATGACCGACGAAGCCGGGCTGATGGTTCAGTCTTTCAGCTACGACGTGTCGTCCGACAAAGCTGAGGTCATGGACATCAACGGCGACATCGTCCAAACGCACCGCTTCAACAAAAAAGCCTCGATTTCCATCGAGGGCCTTGCGTCCTCATCGTCCGTAGAAGTCGGCGACGAGATGGCCTCGATTGCCAATACCGCTATGGGCCAACTCACAGGCACGATCCTCGTTGATTCTGTGGTCGTTTCCAAAAGCTCGGATGGATTCGCCAAGGTCAAAATTGCCGCGACGCAATACGACCTCACGCTCACCGAGCAATAAAATCCCTACGCCGCTGGCTCCCCGGCTAACCGGGAGCCGCCCTTTTTTTGAGAAATAGAACCCGAAATAATGACCCGCTCCTACACGTCCACCGGTAACCTCAAAGCCGCATCGGCCCTCGCCACGCTCGGCTTTGACTTCCACGAATCCACGCCCTGCGTCCGCATCGCCCGCGAAGACGGCAAAGAATCCAGCGCCTACTGGGTCGCCGAAGACGGCCCCCGAGGCATGCGCGCCAGCAAGGTCATCCATTGGATGACCAAAGGCCACGCCGAGCTCGAGGAGTCCGACGCCGAGCACCCCGTCAATTACATCCGCGCCGGATTTATTAACCGCGAGCGTCTCATCGATCTCCACCACGACACGACTCGCACCATCGAGATCCGCCGCAACGGCAAAATCCTTCTTCTCTCCGAAAACGCCACGCAGGAAACGCGTCAAAAATTCGCCAAGTTTTTCTAAAAACCAAAACCAAAAAAAATGAAAACAAAACAAAAACCCAACGACAACGATTTTGCAAAAGACGACGACGCACTCCGCCTCCAAGGCATGCGCCCCGGGTCCACCAAAGTCGGCGACCTCAAGCTCCGCCGCTTTGTGCCAGGCACCATCGATATCGTCCAGAGCAACAGCACGGGCAAGAAAGGCAACTTCTGGTCGGTCGCCGCTTTCGGCTACGTCCACACCGTCCCGCTCGACGAAGTGCTCGAGATCGCAGACAACCCCGACGCCTTCTCCCGCGCCGTCCGCAAATGGCATATTGAGAATTTCGAAACCCTCGAATCTCAAGCCGCGCTCACCGAGGCCGTCAAGCTTGAGTTCGAGCGCATCAACGCATCGGAGTCCACCTCAGCCACGGGCAACTCAGCGGGAAACTAAACAGCCCCAACTGGCTCGCCTCTTATGTTTACCAAGTCGCGAAACTTACCGGTTGGGGCCATCACGCCATTTTATTCGAGGTCCCATTCACGGCAGGACTGCAACTCCTGCACGCAGACGCCACCGCGCAGGGAGCACCCAAAGCCTGGAAGCGCAATAACACCGCAGCCGCTTTTGACTTGGCAAGCGATATAGAAGCCGTCTTTGCACGCCTTTAAATAAAACATGGCAACTCCAAGCATACAAATCGACGACACGAAGTTTCTTCGGAAAATGAAGAAATACGAAATGCTTGTCGGCAAAGAGGTCGGCCAGCTTGTCAATAATGCCGCCCGGCTCTGCGCTCTCGAGTGCATGCGCTACACCGCGCCGTCAGGCACAAGCGGGACCTCCAAGCAAGCAGGAGAGAAGCAAGTCGCCGGAGACATCCGCAGCATATTTACCATCATCAATCCCACCTGGTGGAAAGAGCTAAAAAAAGGCACCGCATTCAGCTCCGGCGGCGCGGCACTCCATAGCAAAAGCGGCATCGTGTGGGCGACCGATACACAGACGCAGATTTCAGATGTCGGTGCCGCCAAGTCTTGGCACAAATCGCACAAGACCGCCGCCGGGCAGACCACTCGCCTCGGCCTCCTTAACCGTGCTCTCATTAAGCAAGCCACCTATCGCAATTATCTCAAAGAGACGCTGAAAAAAGTCGGCATCGCCAAGGCAGGCTGGGCCATCGTGGCCGAGAAGTGCAACGCCGACGTGCGCGAGCCCCTCAAGGGCGTGCCGTCATGGGTCCAGCGGAATATGCCTAAAGCTGCGGGCATGGTCGCCGCCATGCAAAAAGAAGGCATGGGATTTTCCATCGCGATTACCAACTCTGTGTCCTACGCCCGCGCCACCCTCGATGCCGGGGGCGAATCTTTCGCCGTCACCCTGGCGAAGAAAAAAATGATGAGCATGATGTCCCACGCCATCAAAGCGGAAAAAGCCAAACAAGCCGAACTACAATGAGCGATATTACAGTCACCCTCGGCGCCAAAGACGAAGGCCTCAGCAACTCTTTAAAGAGCGTCACGAATAGCATCAACGATTTTGGAGCAAAGGGCGCAGGAGCCGCCAATGGATTTGATATGTCTTTCGGCAAGATCGGCCTCGCCGCAGGCGTTGCCGGTGCCGCCGTCAAGGTCGGCATGATGGCAGTCGAAGCCGCCACCGCCGCCGCCCGCGCTGTGGTTGATCAATTCGGCGCTGCCATAGACCTCGGCGGCAAGCTCAACGACCTCTCAAGCCGCACAGGCGAAACCGCAGGCAATCTCCTCATTCTCGAGCGCGCCTTCACGAATACCGGAGTCAGCGCCGATGCTGTCGGCAGCTCCATGAACAAAATGCAAAAGTTCATGGTGGATGCCGCTCAAGGCGGAGCCGCTCAATCCGACGCAATGGCGCGCCTCGGCATCACCATGGGAGACCTCGCAGGCAAGACACCCACCGAGCAGATGGGCGTATTCGCTCAACGCATCTCTTCTATTCAAGATCCCGCGCAGCGCGCCGAGGCCGCAATGTCGATCTTCGGTAAATCCGGCGGAGAGCTTCTCCCCATCCTTCAAAATTTCAGCGGAGAGATCGAAGGGGCCAAGGGGCAACTCGGCGGACTCCCTGGCGTGATGGATCGCTCCGCCGCCGCCTTCGACAGCGTGGGCGATAACATGGCCGCTCTTAACAACAAGGTGCTTGAGTTTGCCGCCGGATTTTTAGAAAAAGCCTTACCAGCCTTGAACGTATTCACTGCCGCCCTCAGTGGCGTGGATGCTGCCGGTTGGGGGAAGGCCACAATGGACATAGTCGTCCGCTTGGCAGACCGACTCATTGGGGCTTTTAATGATCCCATCGCCACCATTAAGGCCTACGGCACCTCGTTCGAGGTCGCAGTTAAGACTTTCGGCAATGCGTTTTTTAATACGTCCTCCACGGTGATTGATTTTTTGGTCAAGTCGATGGAGACCAACTTGGCATCAGCGGTCAGAGCCTACATTGGCAGCGCGCTCACCGATGCCGCGCTCACATTTGGGCGACACATCACCGAGGCGCTCATGACATTTTCCGCAGCGGTCTCCGAGTTGCCGGGCTTCCAAGCCGCAGGCGACAAAATGTTCCAAGTGCTCGACGCCGCAAATACCGCGCTCGGCGAAGCTCAGATTGCCAACATGGGCGAGACCGCCAAAGCCGCCGCTCTCGTGACTCAAGAATTTGATAAAACCGCCGCAAAAACTCGCGTATTTAAAGAGGATTTTTTTGGAGCCGAAGATGCCACGAAGCGAATGAATGCTGAGATGGCGGCCATCGAGGCCAGCGGCAAAGCGACCCGCACATCGATGGAGACAGCCATGGTCCCAGCTACCGAAGGCGCAAAACAAATCACGCAGGAACTCAATACTCAACTCGACACCAGCTTAAAAATTCAAGCCGCCAAGCAAGTCGAACTCCAGTTTGAGCTCGATCTCGCCACAGCAAAAGCCACAGGCAACCAAGCCGAACAAAAAGCCCTCGAAGAGCGTAAGGCATGGCTCGACGCTTGGAAAAAAGCCACCGACTCCGGCATGGGCGAAGCGAACGCCAACGCCTTCGCAGACGCCATGCTCAGGACCAAGCAGATCACCGACGCCATTTCCGGCAAAGACATCCTCATCACCGTAACCACCACGGTCGAAGACAAGCGCTGGAAGACCCTTCTGGCCGAGATCAACTCCGAGACCGCCACGCAGCACGCCATCGATGTGGCCCTCAAGCTCACCGGGCAGTCCGATCTCACTGGAGCCCGCACAATCCTTGGCCTGATGGAAAGCAAAAATATCGAGGTTGGGATGAAGACCGCCGGTGTGGACTCAGTCGAAAATTTGCAGAAAATCCTCTACAGCCTGCCAACTCAGAAAGATGTGGATTTGGCTTTTAAGCTGACCGGCAAAGATGATTTTGAGTCCGCCGCCGCTGCGGTTAAAAACCTCGCTCCCACCAAAGAAGTTTTGCTCACCCTAAAGGAGCAAGGATTTGCGTCGCTCAAAGAATACAAGGAATCCATCGCCGCCATCGGTAACGGAGCCAAGGCCGAGATCGTTGCAAAAGACATGGGGGGATCTTTAGCCAATGTGCAAGCCGCCCTGTATGCCATCGTCGAATCTGGCAAAAAGCCAACCGAGGTCAAAGTGAAGGCCACCGCAGACACGAAAGACGCCGCCGCCAGCATCGCCGAGCTGGGAGCAAAGCCAGTGGATCTCGTCGCTAAGTTCGATATGGCCGCCTTCGCCGACTCGCTCGCTTCGCTCAAGTCCGCCGCGGCCGCCGCATTCAGCGAGCCCTTCAAATTTAACCTCACCGACTCTGTCCCAAGTTTCGGTCCTGGCACCTCCCCGATGCCCGAGCCCCCCGCATCGGACACCAGCATTTTCTCGGAACTAAAATCCCTCGTCTCCGACATCAAAACCCTCGTCACCACCCTGAGCAACAAGCTCCCCACTCCTGTACTGACATGACGCTCTACACATCCTTAAGCGATTGGATTCCGCAGCCTGGTCGAATCACAAGAACATGGAGCAGCGGCCTTGTCCTCCTCCAGCAGGAATTCATCGGCAATCTCGACACCCTGGGGCCTGTCGCCGACCACGGCGCTCCGTTCCCCGCCGACGATGCAGGCACCAGCGCCAAAGTCTACGGCCTGCCCGAATACCGCGAGCTGGGCAACGGTCTCCAATCCGCCACTGTCAGCGCCTACGGCCTCGCCCCCGGCAGCGCAGGCGTGCAAAAAGTTGAGTCTCGCGGGGCTATAGCCTTGCCCTATTCGCAGGGTCTATCTTTTGGTGCAGCTTATTACCACCCAGACAACGGCGAAGTTAGGTTTATTTCAAAAAAATTTCTTATTGTCGTAGAGCTTTCCAAAGAAGTCCGTAGTGGGCGGGGCGAGATAGATTTGATGACTACCCACCTCGCTTCTCTTGAAATATACGCTGGACAACAAATCGGCTACAAAGCCGCAGGCACCAAAATCACAACCAGAAGTTTTAGTTCAGTTGAAATTTTTGGCCCTGGCCCATCGGGCGCGCCATTCGCAAATGTCTCAGCGTCCATTCAATATAGCATCGCAAAAAGCCTGGCTGAGTTCCAGTATTACGGAGACATTTGGGAGGAGCGCGCCACTTTTATTCCCAGCATTTTACCAATAGGCTTCGACTATCTAAACGATCCGCCGTCCCCTTCATCATAGACCATGGACCTTCCCGTTAAATTCGAGGCCCTCGCCCGCGCGACTAACACGCCAGTCTCCGGAGCGTATCCGTATTCCTTGAAAGGCCGCGACCTCGATCAAAATTTCAACGCCGTCGCCATCGATATCGACTCGAGTTGGGTGAGCGAGAGCGGCAACGGCCAACGAACCCTCCTGCTCCCCTCAGCACCCACCACCGGCACCCACGTCCTCGGAGTGAAAGACGGCACTCTGCAATGGATCGCCACCGAGGAATGCTAGCACAAGTCTTAAGTGTTAAGTTTGTAAGTTTTAAGAGTCACCACCGAGACAATCACGCGCCCCGCCAACTTAAAACCTAATTCTTAAAACTTAAAACTCTCTTCCATGACCCTCGGCCTCACATCCTCCGGCGCAGTAAAAATCAAAACCGACGAAGAAGGCGGCGGCCTTCGCGCTGTGAATTGCGCGTGTTGTGGGGGTTGCGGATGTTTTCAAATCAAACCAATCAATCCTCCTAGCGACCCTAATTTTACAAAAAAACTTTTAGGCACAGACCCAGCTGCATTCACAAATGTCTCGATTTCATTTTCTATTGTTGTAAATGGAACCCCGTTTTCTGGTGGATATTCAGGTTCTTGGATAACTCCGACTGATTGCATAGGAGATCCTCCATTGAAGGCGCAAGACATATATGCTGCCCCCCCTCTAGGAACAGATTGCGGCTTTTATCAAAGCTATGGAGATGACGGAGTAATTGAATCATCTATTTATATCCTTGAAAACGGATGCCTCATTCTTAATGTTATGGATACACAGGCAGGGTTTCCTATCTCTTTAGCAACGCCAAGTGATTTGTGTGAGACTTATGAAGTTAACATTTCATCTATAATAATAAACGGTAAGACTTATACAGCATATACCTATGTTCCGCCAGATGGATGGGGTTCTTATGAAGGTGGAACCTATACCGTCACATTCTCATAGGCTCGCTCGCCGCGCCCAAATGCTCGCCCGCTTCGGCAACGCCGCGCACCGCTTCGCCCGCTCCGGCTTCGCCACCACGCCACCCGAAGCACTCGCAACCCGCGAAGCCATCTGCCGATCCTGCCCAGAATGGGACGCAACCGCCCTCAACAACACCGGCCGCTGCCGCAAATGCGGTTGCAGCACTTGGGCAAAACTCCGCATGGCAACCGAAAGGTGTCCGCTCGGCAAATGGGAAGCCATCGAGGTTTCAAGTCTCAAGTCTCCGGTTTCCAGTTTCTCTCCCCCCTCCGCGACCCCCGCGCCTCCGCGTAAGCCCTCCCCGTCTGCTTTTGACACCCCCTCAAGGCAATAGCATGCGTATATTCATAGACATCGATTCCCGGAAGATTCTTACCACCGCCACTCGCCCTGCGACCCGTCTGGAATTTAAGCGCCGGGACAACGATGCCTTCGAGGTGCAATTCCTGCGCGCCGGGGCCGTCCAGTCGCTGCCCGTCGGCACGATCGCCAGGGTGGGCGTGAAGGCCACGGAGGATTTCGCCGGGGAGTTTCTAGCCACCGACACGCTCTCAGTCACAGGCACAGGCGCGGACACCGTTTACGCCGGAGCATTTAACCTCAACACCACGGCACTCGAGGCACTATTCCCCGAAGAGCCCGCCAGCATCACTGCGATGCTCGAGGTGCAGTGGGTGAGCGGCTCTTCCGTCGGCTCCTCGCTGACGCTCCCGATCTTGATCTTCAACGATGTTATCCGTGGCGACGAAGGCACACCCGCAGACCTGCCGATCTTCTATACCTCGAGCACACCCAATTTTCTCGCCACGCAAGCCGAAGCAGAAGCCGGTTCCGACAACACAAAATGGATGTCGCCCTTGCGCGTGGCTCAAGCCATCGAAGAGCTCGGCGGAGGCGGAGGAGGCGTCTCGTCATGGAATGACCTGACCGACAAGCCCACCACATTCACGCCAGCGACTCACACCCACCCGCTTTCCGACCTCACACAATCCACCGCCACAAGCGGCCAAGTCGTCACCTGGGACGGCACCGCATGGGTGCCGCAGACGCCAAGCGGCATCACCAGCTACAACGACCTGACCGACAAGCCCAGCACCTTCCCGCCAGAGGCCCACACCCACACTATTTCGGACACGACAGGTTTGCAGACAGCTCTTGATGGCAAAGCAGCGACCACACACACCCACGCTATTTCGGACACTACTGGCTTGCAGACGGCGCTAGATGGCAAGCAGGCAGTAGGGAGTTACGCGGCTTCCACACACACCCACGCCGCCACCGACATCACCAGCGGCACACTCGCTCTCGCTCGCATCCCGACAGGCACAACATCGAGCACGGTGGCCCTTGGCAACCACACGCACGGGAACATCACTACCGCCGGAGCCATCGGCACGACTGCGACTTTGCCAATCATCACCGGAACCAGTGGTGTCTTGCAGGCAGGCTCCTTCGGAACGACGGCAGGAACATTTGCGGCAGGCAACCACACACACTCAAACTACTTGCCCACCTCTGTCGACATCACCGCCATCGCCGTTGTCGCCACCATGCCTGCCTCTCCAGTCGCAACGACTCTCTACATCGTCACAGGATGAGCTTGAAACTTGTTGCAACAGGGCCAATCAGCCCGTCAAGCGGGCCACAGCTCGGGTCTCCTACCAAAGTTTTAATGTCTGGAAACGGCCTCCGTGCTTTTTGGAGAGCTCAAACCGCTTTAACTTACCCCACAGGAGTAAACGGAAACCAATTTGAGGGGTATATCGGAGCTGTAGATTGGGATGGGTCTCAATGGTTAACAGTATCAGGGCTAGGAGGCTGGAGCGGGGGCTCGGAAATCTACGATGAAGGATATAACTTGGTTGAGATTTCCAAAGATGGCCAAAATGTTGCTTGGGACTTTACTTTTCACTCCCCAAATTACTCTAAGTATTTTGGAATCCAAATAAGTGGGCGAAACTCTGACTCGATCAATCCATTTGTGCCCGCAGATTTAAGCGCGCCAGCCAGTTTGTCGGGAACAAAAATCACGCGATATGCAAACCGTATCTCTTCTTCAGAATATATACCTAGGAGCATTCGATTTAGCGACGACGCGACGCTTCGTTTTGTTTATTTTCAAAGCTTCAATAACCTTATTGAGGCGACTGGGAGGCCGAGTTTGTTTTTCCAGTTTAATGGGACTTATGGGAATACTCTTAGGAATTTTGAGATTTCCGGCAATGGTTCCAGTGTTTTCGTTTTTATTGGCGGTTCTTTAAGAGAATTTAACTGGAATGGATCGAGTTGGCAGTTTGCAAACAACATATTAAACACAGGGACAGCCTTTTTTTCAAATTTTGACGGAACCATTTTAGCCGCTGAAACATCAGACGCGTCTGCTGTAAAAGTTTTTCAAAAAACTGGGGCAATATGGGCGCAACTGGGCGGGGATATGCCGCCCGGCTCTCCTCGGCTCAATAGTGCAGGCACACTGCTAAATGTTGGCGGGAAACTTTATCTCTGGACCGGCACAGCTTGGCAGTTCCAATGGGATACCATTGGAGCGATATCAGACGATGGGTCGGTTGCCGCTGGCAGCGCAGGGGCTGGAGTCATTAGGCGTTATGCACTCCAAGATGTCCCGCCAATCTACAAAGGCAGCAGCCTCGTCTCCGCAATTTATGCAGGGTCAACTCCCGCTCAGGCGGTCTATTACGGCCCGCAAAAGCTCTGGCCTAGTGTATAGACCCCTCCGCGCCCCCCGCGCCTCCGCGTGAGTCTCTCCCCCTCCGCTCCGCTCCTGACCTAGTTCAGCGCCCCCCGCGCATTTGACATCACGCCGCCTCGTAGCGGCATGAAGTTATTCATCGATCTCACATCTCGGCGGTTCGTAAAAAGCGCGGCATCCTCCGCCGCCCTCGCCTCGCTCACGCTTAAACGCCGCGACCTTCTCCCCATCGAGATCCAGTTTGTGCTTCGCGGGGCCGCCGTCGCTACGCCCTCCGGCACCACATTTTCCACCGCGCTCAAGCAAAGCTACGCCGACGCCAATTTCCTCGCCCTCGCCGCCGCCGGTGTGCTCGACCTCAACACCATCCCCCTCGAGGCCGCATTCGCATCCTCCCCCGCCGTAGTCACCGCCCTCCTCGAGGTCAAGTGGGCTTCCACCGGCGAAGCCACGCGCACCGCCACTCTCCCCGTGGAAGTGCAAAACTCCGTCATCCTCGGCAGCGAAGGCACACCCGCCGCCATGCCCGACGGCAAAGCCACCCAAGCGCAAGCCGAGGCAGGCACCGACAACTCCGCCTGGATGACCCCGCTGCGGACCGCGCAGGCCATCGCGCTTCTCGCCCCTCCTCCCACATGGGCCAGCGTCACCGGCAAGCCCGCCACATTCGCCCCATCCGCCCACACGCACACCTCTGCCGACATCACCGACTTTGCCAGCGCCGTCGTCGCTGTCTCCCCGCCCGTCGATTGGTCAAGCCTTACCGGCAAGCCAGCCACATTTGCGCCGTCCGCGCACACGCACCTCAAAGGCGAGATCACCGGCTTAAATGCCGACCTCGCCGCCCTCACTGCATCAGATACAGCCCTCGGCCAAAGGATCGATTTCCTCGCCGCGAACCTCGACCCCGCCGCGCTGGACAGCATCGCCGAAGCCGCCGCCAGCATCGGATCGCTCCAGACGCAGATCGACGGCAAAGCCACCGCCGCGCAAGGCGCTCTCGCCGACACCGCCCTCCAGCCCGAGCCCGCAGACTATCGCGGAGCCTACGACAACGGTGCCGACTACTGGCCCGGACAAATCGTCAGCTACGGCGGCGCTCTCTACATCCGCATCGCCGAACCAAACCCCGGCTATCCACCCGGCACTAGCTATTGGGCCGCATTCAATCCATCCGCCTCGCCCGCATTCAAGCTCTGGGTCGAGCTTTCCAAGGCCGACACGATCCACACGCACCCCGCCACGGACATCACCGGCCTCTCCGCTTTCATCGTCGCATCGGCCCCCGGCCTCAGCATCAACACCACCGTCCGCACCGGCGACGGCAGCGCGACCACATTCCTTATCGACGGCCTCGCAGGCAACGACCCCGAGCATGTCCTCGTCGCCCTCAATGGCGTCACCCAGACCCCCGTCACCGACTACACGGTCAGCGAAGCCAGCGGCACGATCACCTTCGACGCCGCGCCCGCAGTCGGCACCCAGATCGCCGCCACCGCCCTCGGCCTCCGCAGCGTCCAGCCGCCCATCGATCCCACCCTCTACCTCTTCGCATTCGCCACCAGCACGGACGGACTCACGACCTACAGCGGACGCCTCCTCAACGCCAACCGCCCCGCCTTGCCAGCCCTGCCAGAGACCGCCACAGCGTGGACCGTCCGCCGCTCCACGACAGACGCCGCCGGGCGCGTCCTCGCCACCTCATCCGCCACCGGATCGTGGCTCAACCGGGAGACTCTCGCTTACTAATGACAACGATCACCGAGAGCAACCTAACCCAGCAACTCGATCTCTCGAGCTTCGACCTCACGCTGCCAGGCATCGTCGTCGAATATCCCACCCGCTCCAATTTCCCGAGCGTCGGAAAATCAGACCGCCTCTACATGGCTCTCGACGAGGGCATGCCCTACCGGTGGTCGCCCACCGCATCCGCCTACGCCCTCATGATCCCGGTCATCGACTGCGGCAGTTTTTGACAATCTCCCCACCACGAACACCCAACCAAAACCAACAACACCCTAATTAGCCATGCCCAATCCAATCATTCGCGTAAAACGCGGCTCCGGTAGTCCGGTGTCGCTTCAAGTCGGCGAGGTCGCCTTCGACACAGCAAACAAATCATTCTTCATCGGCACAGCCGAAGGCGTTTTGCCAATCGGTGGCGAGCACATCTTCTCCAAGAAGACCTTCGTCAATGACGCCGTAGCAGCAGAAGCCGCGCTTCGCAGCTCAGGCGACTCGACACTCACCTCCTCGCTGAATTCGGAAATTTCACGGGCGCAAAGTGCTGAAGGCGTCATCGCCGCAGGACTCGCACAAGAGCTCACAGACCGCGCAGCCGCGATCAGCGCAGAAGCCTCCGCTCGTAGCTCCGCTGACACAACCCTCGACGGAAAGATCGCAACGGAAAAAGGCCGCATCGACGCCATCCTTTCCGCAGCAGGCGCGAACAGCGACACCTTTGCCGAGATCGTCAGCTTGATCAACAGCGTGGATGCCACGAACGATTCCGCATTTGCTGGATACGTCTCGAGCAACAACGCAGCCCTCGCTTCCGAAGTTTCGAACCGTGAAGCCGGTGATGCAACGCTGACCACCGCGCTTGGCGTGACCAACACAGCAGCCACAGCATTGGCCGGTAGAGTCACAGCAGCCGAGGCAGACATCAACTCGGAAGAGACTGCCAGAGCAGCAGCCGACACGACTCTTCAGTCAAATATCACGGCAGAGGCTAGCTCTAGAGCCAGCGCTGACACGACTCTTCAGACGAACATCACAAGCGAGGCCAGCACGAGAGCGAGTGCTGACACCAGCCTACAGACCAACATCACGGCAGAGGCAGCAGCCAGGACCAGTGCAGACGACGCGCTCGACGCACGACTGGACAGCCTCGAGGCCAGCATAGATGGCGGAACTTACTAGTCCCTAAACCAACCAACCCCGGCGGGGCGCTCCATAGCGCCTCGCCACGCGGGGGTCTCCACCGCGAAATAAACAAGCCACATGGCCACACAAATCATTCCCAAAAAATCCTCCGTCCTCGGCAAGATCCCACTCGCTGGCGATCTCGCAGTCGGAGAACTGGTGCAAAATCTAGCCGACCATTGCCTCTACTCGAAAGACGCAAACGGCAATGTCTTCCGCATCGGCACTCGTCCGGTGCCCGATAAAGTCGAAGTCTTCGACATCATCGGCAACAATCTTTTCTACGGCAAACTCGCCTACGCCGATTTCCCAAACAGCGGGTCCATCTACGACAGCGCCCTCTGGGACGTCTCCCGCACCACCACCGACGCCAACGGCAACGTCACCGCCGAAGCCAGCGCCACCGGCGCGTGGTCAAACAAAACCAATCTCACCTACGCATGATCGCAACACCCATCCTCTCCGGTGCCTCTGGCACAAAGACCCTCGCCGTATTCACGCCGCGCCACAGCTCGCCGCCCGCCACTCTTTTTGCCACTCTCGACACGCGCAACTCGGTTGCCGTCCTCGATTTCGATGACGCCACAATCGAGAGCGCGATCTTCCCGTCAATCATCCCCGAAGCGGCAGACCTCGCCAGCGGCTTGAGCGTGCGAATCACATGGATGGCGACCACCGCCACCACCGGCAATGTGCGCTGGCGCGTAGCATTGGAGCGCGGCAACACCGACCTCGATGCCGACAGCTTCGACACCGCAGCCGAGGGCAATGGCGCGGCAAACGGCACAAGCGGCATTCCCAGCACCACCAGCATTTCGCTTTCCACCCTCGACAGCGTAGCTGTCGGTGAGCCTTACCGCCTGCGAATTTCTCGCGTCGGCAGCGATGCCACCAACGACACAATGACGGGCGATGCCGAGTTTATCGCCGTCGAAGTAAGGAGCATGGCTTGATATGGCTTTCAACTTTACAGCGGCAAGTAGCCAGTATTTGACCATTGGGTCATCTTCAAACTTGGTTTTTAACAAGGACGATATTCTCACCATTGTCGGCTGGTTTTACATCCCGACCGTTGCTACTGGTTTTTATGCTTTAGTAAATAAACAGCAGAACTCAGGCAATGCAACAGGGTGGTCGGTCAATTATTTTCACAATTTCAATGTTGGCACGCCTGGAATCGGTAATTTTTTAGGCTTTCAAAAACGATTTTCTGGAGCTGATCAGGCGTGGGCAAACATCCCATTTACAGCGACAAGTGGGCAATGGTTTCACGCCGCATTTTCTTCAACATCTGCATCAACAAACGACATGAAGATTTATGCTAACGGGACGCAAGGAACCAATGGGATAAGCGGGAATACCCTTATTACCTCCATTACAAATTCTGTTATCCCTCAAATTAACGGAAGAAACGGTGCAAACAATTTAAACTCATTTCAATCCGCCGAAGTCGGCATCTGGAACGCATCACTCACCGCCGCCGAAATCGCCTCCCTCGCAAAGGGCATGACCCCTGACAAAATCCGTCCTCAATCGCTTGTCTTCTACGCCCCCCTCGTCCGCGACCTCACCGACCAAAAAGGCGGACTCGCCATCACCAACAACAACGGCGCAACCGTCGCCAACCATCCTCGCATCTACCCATGATTTACCTCAACACAACCACCAACGAACTCCGCGAACTCCCAGAGAGCTACATCGCCGCACTCATCGCAGCAGGGAACCCCAAAGCCGAGCAATGGCAACCAGCGCCTGCAAAGCCCAGCGAAGATGCAGCGTGGCAAGACGGCCAATGGATCACGCCATCCGCGCCCACCTACACCGCCGAGGAATGGACCGACTCCCAAGGCTACGGCGGCAACCGCTCCACCACGATGCTCTACCAAAAACTCCGCCTCGACGCCTCTGCGAAATCCTCGCCCAAGCTCGTCGAAGTCCAGGGCTGGCTTGATGGCATGATCGCCTCTGGTCTCGCCCCCGCCGCCAGCAACTGGCCCGCCGCCCCGCACACATTCGAGGCAACGCTCACCGAAACACTCACCATCCTCAACTCCTAAAACCATGGCCAACGAACTCAACATCGCTCTCGCAAAATCGGGCCTCACCGTCACCGCTCAACGCTACCAATCCGGAACCGCCGTAGGCTCTGCCATCTCCTGCCCCGAAACCGGATCAAGCGGATTCTACTCTGGCAACATGACCGGCACGGCTGGCACCTACCAAGTCGCATTCATCTCCGCCTCCGCCAATGTCGGCAGCGGTAGCATCGTGTGGAGCGGCACTGCCGAAGTGCCAGTGTCCACGATCACCACCGCCGACATCCCCAGCGCCTCGATTTCCGCCATACAGGCTAAAACCGACAACCTCCCAAGCGACCCCGCAGACCAAAGCCTCGTCGAGGCAGCCATCACCGCGCTCTCGATCCCAACCGTGGTCCAGATCCGCTCGGAGTTGGACAGCAACAGCACCAAGCTCGCCAACCTCGACGCCACGGTATCCAGCAGACTCGCCACATCTGGCTACACAGCCGCACCGACAACAGCACAGATCGCAACTGCAGTCGAAGGCTCCCTCCTCAACGAAGCAGACGGCCAAGCCGTCCTCAACGCCATCGTTGGCGCCATCGGCAACACCAACCTCAGCGAAGTCTCCCTCGTCGCCGCAGTCCGTGCCGACCTCGAGCGCGTCGGCGGAAAAATCGACTCCATCCCGACAACCGCCGCACCGACAGCAGCCGCGAACGCGACCGCAGTGTGGGGCGCAGCCACCAAACAAATCACAGGCGGCACCGTGGACACCCTCACCAACTCGCCATCTGTGCCTTCCGCCGCTTCGATAGCATCGGCCACCCGCACCGAGCTCACGACCGAGCTAGGTCGCCTCGACGCCGCTGTCAGCACCCGCCTTGCAGCGATCGCCTACACAGCCGCGAGCACCGCAGCGCAGAATGCCGCCGCAGTCCGAACGGAGTTGGCTACGGAGCTTGCGCGAGTGGACGTAGCGACAAGCACACGCCTCGCGTCCTCGGGCTACACAGCGCCAAGCAATTCGGACATCACGGCCATCAAAGCCAAAACGGATCTGCTCAACACGGACCGCCTCGCAAACGTGGCCACGACGGCCATCGTCGGCAACCTCATCGCCCAGGCTAATTCCTAAAATGGACAAGCAGCTCCTCGAGCTAACGAACTACGCCAGCGGTCAATCCGACCGCTGGCTCTTTGTCTGCCTCCTCGTCATCGGCCTCGGCGCCGTCTTCACCCTTTTTCGTTACTTCACCGGACGCCTCGACGTGCTTCAAACCCGCATGGACAAACAGACCGAAGAGTTTGTGGAGCACCTCAAAACAGCCAACAGCGAAATGCTTTCAGTGATCGCATCTGCCAGATCCGTCATCGAAAGAGTGGAGCGGAAACTTGACACGCGGCCCCAATAGTATGGTCATTTTATTTAAAATCCTCGACAAGCTATCCGAAAATTCCACCTGGCGTGGGCTCATCCTGCTGGCCACAGCGGCAGGCGTGAACCTCGAGCCCGATCTGCAAAATCAAATTGTCGCCGCAGGCCTTGGCCTCGTCGGCCTCATCAACGTGATCCGCAAAGGAAAATGAACGCCCGCCGGATCGCGCTGTTGATGGTCCTCTTGTCCTTCGTCTTCCTCGGAATGGCATTCCTGACAAGTTGCGTCAACGTGCCGATCCCGCCATTTGGAGACCGCATCGGCGAGCTCGGCAACCTCCAGCTCGCCATCAGCGCAAAATACATTCCCAACACGCCGCCCGAAAAGCCCGGCGACAACGCCATCGCCTTCGCCTGGTCAAAATACGGCGAAGCCAAATTACTAAAAGACAAATGAACCTCGACGAACGCAGCGAGCGCAACCTCTCCACCCTGCACCCCGATCTCTACGACCGCGCCGCCTCCTTTATCCTCGCGGCCAAAAATCTCGCCGCCCCGCTCAACCTCGACGTCAAATGCATCTGTGGCCTCCGCACATGGGCCGAGCAGGACGCCCTCTACGCCAAAGGCCGCACCACGCCCGGCCCTAGGGTCAGTAACGCCGCCGGTGGGGCCTCCATGCATAACTACTCACTGGCTTTCGATATCGCCGTATTTTCAAAAGACGGCAAGACCTACTACGGAGACCACGCATTCTATCGCGAGCTCGGACCCCTCGGCGAATCCCTTGGCCTCGAGTGGGGAGGCCGTTGGAAATTCAACGACGAGCCCCACTACCAGCTCCGACCGAAGTGGGCGACCGGCATGACCGAGCGCGACATGCTCGCCGCCCTCCGCTCCCGAGTCTCAAAAAAAATCGACGTTCTGGCGTAGGGAAACCAACTAGCGTAAAGCGATAGTAAGCAGCACATTAGCCCCCACCCGCCCCCATCATGTCGGGGTCAGAGTCAGGGTGCGTAGAAAGGTCGATCACTTTTCCTATCCAGTCCGGCGGAATTTCCCCTTCTGGAGAGTTGATGACCCACCATCGGAAATCTCGGACGGATTGATTGTTTTGGCACCAGCAACTTTGAACTTCGGTGTTTTCTTTACGGACGCGGGTTTTCCGTTTGTTGCCGCGCTTGGCTTTACCACGTTCACCAAGTGAGTGGTGTCGTTGCGGATCAGCATTTGAACGTATTCGGTGAGGCCTTTTAAGCGCTCTTGTTCGATGCGGATATTTGCGAGTCGATAGTAACTCTCAGGCATCGAGATAGATTTTTTTACACACGGATCATTGGGCATGCGGGACTTTCGCACTAGGTAAGAAAAAAAGCAACTTTTTCCCAAATAAGGTATTGACCCCATGCCTTCTTTTTCCTACTTTTTGCGAAGAAGTAGCAAATGAACATACAACAAACCACCATCAAAAAATCAATCTCCCTGCCCGCAGAGATGCTTGAAATGGCGCTCTGCAAGGCACGCGAGGAACACAGAACTCTCTCGAGTTACATCCAATCTCTCATCGCGAGAGACTTTGCAAAAAATAATTCAGACAAAGAAAATATTTTATGATCGACCTCCACGACCCACAAACTATCTGCCGCAGCATCGGCTTTTTCTTAGACTTCCTCACCCTCACCGTGCCGGTGATCTCAATGGCATTCTTCGCCTGGAGGCTTGCACGATGAGCACGCCGAACTGGACCGAAATCGAGGCCAACCGCGACCGCGCCGAAGCCCTCCCCGAGAGTGCGTGGACTACCGAAACTCCCGAGACCGAAGCCGCCGTCGCCGCCAGCGGCACCGGCTACGGCATTCCCCTCCGCGAGTGCAGTCGCCGCCTCGAGCGCCAACGCAACGCCCTCCGCGAGCTTCTCCATGGGAGGGCATCCCAATGAGCGACACGACCGCCCTCATCGCCGCCTCCCTCATCCTCATGTCGCTCTACACGACATTCCACCTTGGCATCGAGTGCGAACGCGAGCGCGCCCGCAAGGCCCGCCGCCGCCGCTTTGAAGAAGACCAAGAATGAAACTGCTGATCATTACCGGTTTCATCCTCGCGCTCCTCTTCACCAGCTACTTCCTCTGGCTCATTTCCGACGAAGACACCCAATAAAAAAACCATGACCCTCACAGCCCACCTATCCGCCGCACGTCGCCACCTCGCCGCCGTCGATCGCCTCACCCGGAGGCAATCTCCCCCGAAGCCCATCGCGCCCCCTCAACCTCCCGAAGACCCCGCCACCCCCGAAGAGATCAGGGAGGCCTTCCGCCAACTCCGCGCCCAACTCGCCCAAGATTGATCTCTATGAAGGAAACGCCACAAGAAATCGAGCAAGACACCCTCCTCCGCAACTGGCTCGACGGCCTCGAGCCCCTCGATCGAGCGACCATCTCGGCCACCCTCACCCCCATCTCCGCCCTGTCCACCGTGGATGCCGAGTATCTGGAATCCTTCCCCGACCCCGACTCCGCCTTCGACGTGGACCGCCCCGAGTGGAAGCTCGCCGAAGATCTCCGCCTCGGCCTCGAGGAAGCCGAGCGCGTCCATGCCTGGCACCTCTCCACGATCGCCCGTGAGATCGAATGGGCCAAAGCCGAGCAGCTCAACCTCATCGTCTCCTTCCTCTGCAAGCCCACCAAAAACCTCCGCGCCCTGGTGCGTGGGCTCGCCCTCGCCACCGGCCTCGCCGAGCTCAACGGCACCCACAGCCAAGCCGAAGTCGCCCGAGAGCTCGGAGTCACCCGCGCCCTCATGAGCTACTACGTCACCACATGGGCCGACCTCCTCAAAATCAACGTCTTCAAATTCCGCAAAGGCTCCAGCTCACGGGAGACCTACCGCGCCGCCGCAACCAAATCGTGGGCAAAAAGAAAGGCATAAATAATATGACAAATAAAGAACTCACCTTACCAGAAGGCCTTTGCACGTTTTCGCAAGGCGCCCTTATGTTTACCCGCACCCCCACGCAAGAAGAATGGGAGCAAATCGGGCGATACGTCCACGCCGCCAGGGGATCGAGTCTCCGGTGGATGACCGATTGGCGCATGGAAGGCCGCCGCCAATTTGGCGACGCCATCGTGCTCGCCGCCGAAAAGCAACTGGAGTTTGAATTTAAAGACCTCAAGGCCTCCGAAGCCCTCGAGAAGCTCGATGGATCTCACCCATCCGCCCCCAGCGATGCCCATGCCTGTGTCGCAGCGAAGCTCTGTGCCAACTCCTACGATGCCGAAGAGTGGCTCGATCGAGCCCACAAGGAAAAACTCACCCCGCTCGAACTCCAAAACAGCATCAAAGCCGGTGAAGTCACCCGGGAAGAAGACACGAAGCCCCGCCTCAACGTCAATGACCGCAGCGTCGGCCTCGTCACCATCGAGGGCGTCCACATGCAATTTAACCTCTGGCTTCGCAAGGTCAAGGAAGACGATGGGTTCCCCGACGCCTGGGACGCCCGCCGCCTCCGCATGGTCCGCGATCTCCTCCAGCCCATCGCCGCCATCCACCGCACATGCTCCGCTATGTCGCTTGAGAAGGGAGCCGAATAATGAGTGCCTCCGTACAATGGCGATCGGTAGATGAAGATCTGCCCGACGATGACACTACCGTGCTCATCCATCTGCAATGCGGGGAAGTCTGGACCGGCTTCCTCGATGCCGGTCAATGGCGCTACGTCAGCGCAGACGCCATAGACGAACCCGTCCTCCACTGGGCCCCATTCCCCAACCCTCCCGAGATATGATGGACCCTGACCGCCTTCACTTTCCAAATGAGATCGCAGAGACCATCGGTCTCTCTCTTCGCGAGATCGCCTACATGAAGCTAAAAGGGTGTCCGTTTTACGGCAGAAAGACAACGGTGCGCTGGGTGCGAGATTTTATATCCCACCAGGCGGGGGCACCTTTGCAGCCGCATCCTGAGCATCCGCAAAATTCAACCGCGAATAAATCAAATGCACTAAACGAGTGGAGTGGTTCGTGAGTCGCATGGCCTGCGCTTCCGTCAGACCCGCTCGGTGGCAACGAGTCACAAAGGAGACCCTCAACGAATGCGAAGTCGCCCCCGTGGCCTCCTTCAGCGTTCTGTTGAACTGCCTATTATGCTCACCGCTCAGTCCGAGCGGTGGGGTAGTGCGGTCTCTCTTCTCAAATACCCCCTTCAGATGGGCTGCCAAAGTAGCAGGAAGAGGAACGCAAAAAGATTTCCTCGGGTCCGTGTCATCCCTCTTTGAATCCACAATAGTCACCATGCCTTTATCAAAATCAACCGCATCCTTTCCAAACTCCGACTCGGAGAATCGGCACCCTAGATTCGCGCAGATCTCAAAAGCAGTGAGCATCCAAGGCGCGCCATCGCGGGCCGTAAACGCCTGCCGAGCCAACTTGAACTCATCATCGTTGATTTCTTTTTTCACCTTCGACGCCTTGCGCGGCACCTTAGCCAACGCGAGCGGATTCTTATCTGCCCACTCCCGTCGCATGGCCTCCTGCATGACGAAGGAGAAAAACTTTAACTCCAGCCGGGCCGTATTTTGCGAAGCCCCATCCGCCCTTCTCCAATCAAGGAAGTCCTGCACATGCTCAAAACGTACCGCAGCCGGATGCCGCACCCGTCGCAATCGTTGCCACTCCGAGAGCCGCGCCCAAGCCAGCCGATACCGCTTCAACGATCGAACATTCGTGAAGTGCCGCTCGAGAAAGTCAGGAACCCAAGCGCTAAACTCACCCTTGATGGTAGGCCCGACTTGCGCTTCCAGCCTCGTCGCATCCTCCGCCATACGTTGCGCTCGTCGAGTCGCCTTAGAGTCCTCCGCATCGCATCTGGTGGATCGTTCCCTCCATCGTCCCGTATCCAGATCTCTGTACCTAAGAAACCAGAAACGAGACTTAGCGCTGCGAATCAAGTGTGCCATGCCATCAAACTCCCACATGCTCCCACATACCTCAATGAAAATGTTGCAAAACGATGCAAGCTATTGCTGTGAATCAGCATCTTATGCGGTGTCGCCATCCTTACCATTACACCACAGGGCAGTAGAACTTCTTAATTTCGTTGCACTTGCGGGATACTCCCACACGGCTCCCATATTTTTAGGGTGGTCGCCGGTGTGCAACAAGATCCGACTCTGCACGGGGAGGGGATTGTGAGCAAGGAAAAAGTTCCAGTCATCGAGCGCGCGCGTCGTTATCTGGCAAAGGTGGGTCCGGCTATATCTGGGGCTGGTGGACATACCCATACACTGCTGGCGGCCAAATCGCTGGTGAAGGGATTTATGATTCCTCATTCGGATGCTTTGGCTTTGTTGGCTGAGTGGAACCAAGGGAATGCGGATCGCTGGACCGAGCACGAACTCGAGCACAAGATCCGCTCCGCCGCGAATGGTCCTGGTGCTGACGGCTATCTGCTCGGGTCGGCCTCGGCTCCTGAGTCAACTCACTTTGCTCCCACCCGCCCAGCGAGGCCTCCAGAGAAAAGAATTTTTGATGTCAATGCTCTCTCTCGTCTTGCCGGTGATCTGGCTGATAAGGTCGATCTGGTCTGGCTTGCGAATCGTTCCGAGGTCGATCCTGCTACCGTATCGGCTGAAGAGTTCCTTGCTCGGCTTTATAATGCTCCAGCCGGAGAGAGGGTGGTTGTCTTTTCTGAATACAAAAGCCAGGGCCAAGCGATCTGGCCGACTGATCGGATACCGACTTCGGGACCGGAAGGCATTTGGTTTCTCGCCCAGCCGGTGGATGGGAAGTCTCGCCCAAATCCTCGCCTGGGGAAAATGTCCCGACGCTCCGAGGAGTCGGTGTTGGCCTGGAGATGGATGGTCCTCGAGTCTGATGAGGCTCCGGTGAAGCTCTGGCTCGCTGCTTTGGCTCGTATCATGCCGAGGATCGCGGCCATCACGACTTCAGGCGGGCGCTCTGTCCATGCGCTGGTCAGGGTGGATGCTCGATCGAAGAAGGAATGGGATGAGGAAAAGCGTAAGGTCATGGGTCTCGTTGTCGCTGGTGCTGACCCGGGCGCGCTTAGTGCCGTGCGATTGACTCGTCTGCCGGGGTGTCTGCGTGGCGAGAAAATCCAGAAGCTTCTTTATTTTGCGCCGTCGTCTCCGTCTTTGACGTTGTCCGACCTTATGCCTCGGCGGGATGTGCTGGGGTTTTGGCGTCGGGAGGCAATCCGGTTGGCAGAACAAAACTACCCTCAGCCAGATACGGCGAGGGCGGCTGCCGCGTGCGACTTCTATGGAAAATTTGACGCTCGGCAGACGGCACAGGCTGGACGTCACATGAGCCGATCGTTGTGATGATGGCGAGCTGGGCCAGCAAAGTCTTACCGGAGCCAACTGAGTTCGATGAGAACATGAAGTTGAGACGCCTAGCCGATGGGCGGAGCAGTGGGGCCGCATACATGCCTAGCATCGATGCGAGGACGATCGCCTCATTGCGCGATCCTCCATCTGATCGACGATCCCCAAATGGGAACTCCTTGAGAAGATTACGCAACACCGTCTTTGCCTCATCGAGCGGCATATCATGTGCAAACTCCACTCCCGAGTTTTGTGTGTATGTTTGAGCCTCGGCATCATACCCATAGTCCAGCAACTCCACCCTCCCATCCTTCCTCTTCACCGGCTGCCGGACCGTGGCAACGCGCATGAGCTCACGTTGACGAGCGAGGAATTGATCGGACTCCAGGATAGTCGCGGCCGACTCCACCGTCATGGTTTGCGCCTTTTTTTCAAAAACATTCGGAGAAGGTGTGGCCCACTTGAAAGTCACAAGGTGCTCCTCGCAATAGGTACGGAAGCGGCGCGCCGTCATCTCCACCAAGCGGCCATCCGGCGAGACCGTCATGGCAGCACGCTGCCGGACAAAGACTCCATTCTGAGAGAGCACCCCACCGATCTCTCTCGCCATCGACGAGATGACCGGCACCAGCTCGATATACGGGAGAGTATTCGTCTCCGATTTGGGTTGCGTCTCTTCCTCACTAGGGTGAGGGGTGATTCCATATTCCGCCAATTTGCTGTTAATAGTATCAGATAATTTACTCACATTTGCCTTTCAGTTAACCCGCTGCGCCAAGCCGCCAAGCGGCAAATTTTCCAGAGAAGCCC